GAATCAAGTATGTGCCAAAAGTTTGGATTGAATAGTTTATAACTGAATTTTATTCGTTGTTTTGACATTATGGCAGTTCAATTATACTTTTTACGTCATTTGTTTTTATACTCGCACGGAACAAATCTCATTTCCATATTCAAAAAGCATTAATTTGATAGCAAAAAGTTAGTTCTTTGGTGGAATAGGTACTTTAATTGTTGGATACCATCTCATATTAGAAAAACTCATTGAAAAATGATTCAATAGTAGATTCTAATTGTTTAATAGGAAACTCGCTACCTTCACCAACAATTGAATCCTCAATCCAAACATTCGGTTCGTTTTCTTTATCTGACATTAAGGATATTTCATATTTGCCGATAATCAATTTAGGCATTTCGCCATACATACCTGATTTTCCCATAATTTCTATTTTTGAGATTTGTTCATATTTAGTCCTTCATTCATCCAACTTTGGTCTTGTATAAGCCTAAATGTCTTCACCTCAGCCCACGATGTTATTTGTATAGATAGATCACCAAGACCATAGTCAGTAAGTCCCAAAGCTTCTAGTATCGCTTTTTCTAATACATCAAGATTTACATCGGAATATTTTGTTTTTCTCATGTGCTCAGCAATACTTCCCATTACTATTCCGGCCAGTGTCATATCTGGGTGAGAGATTGTATTATAAAGCTTATAAATATCAGTGATTGAATAGCATAAAACTGCCTTTATTGTTACTGTTTTGCTATCTAAAGTAGATACTGTTTGTATCGGTAAATCAATTGTTCTTAGCCTTATTGGTTGCACATATACTTGATCAACAAATGGGATTTTAAAATAAAATCCTTCTTTCAATACCTTTATATGCTTACCGGCTCTTACAAATACAGCTTGCTCCCATGGTGTTACAGTAAACCACCAAGAGAAAATTTCTTTAATAAATTGGATTAGTTGCCCGAATATTTCCATAATGTTATTTTTATTGTTAGTTACTCATTCTTTCGTTTAAATCCTATCTCAAGATCGAGTCCTTCATATACTCCGATCTCAATTTTTTGTGGAGCATCGTAGCCAAGCATTTTATTAAGGCTATCTAAACTCTTTTGTTTATCATATAGCTTAATTTTTACCCACTCTTCCTCAACCCATGTCCCAGGTTCACCGTCTACGCCTTTTTCGTATCTCTTGTCGCTTTTCGTGCTTATCTCTTGAATGCAGGACTTTTGTTCTTCAGATAGACTATCGAACTGTTTTAAACTTATCCAGCCCTCACGGAGGTCTGAGGCACTAGAAAAAGCTATTTTCTTATGTTCGTTCAATACTCGGAGTGCAGAAATTCCAGATGTCTCAGCTAAATTATCCTTATAAGTCTTAATTTGTCTTTGAATTTCAACATCTTTCAACAATCTAGGGCCTATCGAATAAGCAGTTTTTTCACTATATCCCGCCTTTATTGCTGCCCTAGTTGCGTTATAATCAATACAATACTCATAGCAAAATATCTCTTGCTTGGGTGTGAGTTTCTTTTCCTCTTTGATTGTTTCTGATTTTTCCATATATAAAAACTAGGCTGAATATGATTAAAATATAAGAAAGCCTCACATTTCTGCAAGGCTTTGAATAAATTAATGCGCTTTAAAGTTATACACTGGTTTTAATATCTCCACTATGTCAACCGTTTCTGAAACAGCTGACATAATTTCTTTAATTGACTTATAAGCCTGTGGTGCTTCGTCCAATGTCGCTGAAACCACGGAAGTCGTATAAACTCCTTTCATTGTTTCCTCAAATTCCTGCATTGATAGCTTTTTGAAAGCCTGTGAACGGCTCATTAATCGCCCAGCTCCGTGCGGTGCTGAATAGTTCCAGTTTTCATTTCCTTTGCCAACACAAAGAAGTGAACCGTCACGCATATTTATAGGGATAAGCAACGTTTCTCCATTTTCAGCAGATACAGCACCTTTTCTCAAAATCATGCGTTTAAAATCAATGTAGTTATGTATAGTTTCAAAGCATTCTACTTCGGTTAATCCAGTTTCACGAATGATGATGTCAGCCATTGTTTCACGGTTTTTGCTCGCAAACTTTTGGGTTATTTTCATATCATTCATGTAGTTTTCAAAGTCTTCACCTTCCAAGTAACATAAATCTCTTTCAATTTCGGAGCGTTTAATTTTCTTTACTTCCGTTTCAATCTCGCTTTCACGGTTTTCACTTTTCAGTTTTGATATTAAAGCATTCACTTCTTCTCCTATATTCATTGCGTTTTTAATCGCTTTTTCTTGATAATATTTGCATACGTCACCACCAAGTTTTCGGCTGCCTGAATGTACAATCAAATAATAATCGCCTGTAAGTTCTGAATGCGCACATTCAATAAAATGATTTCCACCACCCAAGGAGCCAATAGATAGCTTTGCACGTTCAATATCTACATGATTTTTGCAAACCAAACCCGATAGATCAAAGTTTGTTTGTGCAGTTTTATGTACATTAAATCCGCATGGAACTTTTGTTTTAATCACTTCGTCAAGCCATTCAAGCGCAATACTTGTGTTTTTCAGCTTTACTGTAAGCATTCCACAGCCAATATCAACGCCAACTAAGTTTGGAGTTACTTTGTCGCTTATAGTCATTGTAGTTCCTACCGTGCAACCTTTGCCAGCGTGTGCGTCTGGCATAATTCTTACTTTTTCATTTTGGTATGGCTCAAAGTTTGACATTTTTATCACTTGTTCCATTGCTTCCGCTTCAAAAGTTTCAGCAAAAATTACTGTTTCGTTTCCGATTTTGTTTTTAAATGTTTTCATATATATATTGTTGTTTTATAAAAGTAATTCTCCATTCATTTTTTTTCTTACAAGCCCCATAACACGTGAATAAATATCATAGAGCCGTTTTGTGCTTGCATCTCCATCCCACTCTTTGAACTCCCCATTTTGGAAGAAGCGAAATTCAAGTATTTCCATTGCCTCGATTGAAAATCCCATTTCTTCGGTAATTTCTCGAAGGTCATTTCTACGTCTCAAAATATAGCTTGCATGGTCAAATGACTCTTCGCAGCAATCCTCAATTTCTAGCCGTGAGTAATCGACATTACGATCTACCGGAATAGCTTTGTATTTACTTTGATATAGACTTGTCGGCGAACTGGCGTTTAGTTTTATCATTCGCAGCACATAAAAGTCGAGTTCTGTATATTGGCCTTTTTTACTCGAAAATAAATGCTCGAGCTTTGCTTCTGACTTTTTTAGTAGCGATAGTACTACCTCGTTCAGTACATCTTCCGACTCGTCTGCTATTCCGCAAAGGCCACAGTGGTACCTGGCATAATCAAGCCATCGCTCGTATCGCTTACCGATATATTTTTCTATTTCTTTTCTTAGCATACTATTTGAGTTCTATTAAGCGCCAGTGAGTAGCTGGATTAGTCCTTAAAAGTTGTGTTCGCTCTACCTCTGAGTCAAATTTAAAGGCAAGGATACATCCTTCATCATCTTTTAAATTTACATACTGATTTAATGGTATTTCCTCTTCTGAAATTGGAATCCAACGCTGTACTTTATTCATTAAATCCAATACTACTATCTTTTGAAATTCTTCCATACATAGAAAAACCCCACTTTTTTTTGCAATTGACTCGATTGTTTTCATACTATTTTTTTAAAAAGGTTTATCTATTAAAGCATTTATGTTTTGATAATATCGTCCTTAGGTAAGGATCTTTCACAGATAGCATTTTATTTACTAAATCAATGCTATGAATGACTGTTGAATGATGTCTATTAAACATTTCTCCAATTTCCTCGAATGTTCGTCCGTCATCTCTTTGACAAGCCATACATAAATTTCTTTTCACGCATACCTCCGACTTTCGACATTTACCGATTAGACTATTTACGTCTATTCCGGTCATTGCTGATTGTTTATTTCTATCGCACATAGTTTCTTATCTAAAACTTTCTCCTTCGAATAAAATTCTTTTTGTAGTCGCTTTTATCCGATCCATTATTCGAATCCCATATCTCGAAACAAGCTGTTCATAAGTCAAATTCGACGTAATCACGATCAACTTTGATTTCTTTTCGACAAAATCCATTATCTCGCAAAATGCATCCTTTCGATTTCCGTAGTCGAGTATTACTTCTTCGGTACCTACATCATCCAACGAGAATATTTTCTTCGAAAGAATTTCATCGTAGCATGTTTTCAAATCTTGAATATCATAGTACCTAAGCACTTTCCCAGAATTTGCAAGCAAAATAGACGGAATAATATACTTCGCAAGCATTGTCTTTCCTCTCCCGCAATTTCCATAAAGAAAAAGTCCAAGACCTTTGTTGTCTTCCAACCATTCTGAAACCTGATCATATTCTTTTGTCCATTTGAAACCTGGAACAAACTCAGAAAATGACTTCGCAATTAGTTCCTTTGCATTTCCAACTTTGAAATACACTTTTTCATCCGGAACCTGCATATTGTGTTTTTTCAATAAATTCTGATATGTAGCCATAATTTAAAATTTGGTATAAACCTCTTTACCGGTTAAGTTTGTGATGTTTGATTTTGACTGCTTATTCTGTTTTTCCAATTGGACATTAAGCCAATCAGAGAAGTACTTTCTAGAATCCTTTAGCGTAACTTCTTTTTCTCCCCGGCTTCTTTGAGTAGAGAAAAATGATTTTACCCATTTCCGTATTTCTACTAAATCAGGATCTAAATGATAGTGCATAGCCGTAGCGTTTAAAGTTATTTCATCGCATAGCATTTCTTCTTCACATTCAGAAATTGGAATAAGCATTTTACCTTTCAAAAGATCTAAATTTATAAATGGAAATTCCGTGGGTGGAATTTTTTCTCTTTCCCTTTTCTTTTCTTTTCTTTCCTTTACTTTACTTTGTGTACTTTGGCAGTCATTTACTCCATTATTACCGTCATTAATTGAGTTATTGCCGTCATTAACTAGAAACAAACTATTTATTCTTACCTCTTTTCGCTTTATGACAATAGATTTAAACCTATTTTGAATACCATTCGATGTAAGTATTTTGTTTTCTTCTGACTGTTTTTGGTCGAAAAATCCTACTTGTATAGCTTTCAATATAACTTCAGTTACTGCACCCTCAGACACCCCAACTAAATCGTCAGAAATGAGAAAAGGTAAATCTTCATCCCACAATATGTAATATCCCTCTTCTTTGTAGATATTGCATAGCAGGCGAATAAGTATTGAAGCTGATTGAGAACCACATGATTTCATTATTTTTCTAACTTTCATGTCTTGAAAAAAATCTACATCAAATGGGAAATAATCAATTCCTTGTTTTACTGGTCTTGCCATTTTATTTAGTATTAATCGTTTTCTCCGAAAAGGTTCCAATTGTGTTTTTTGGATAAGAATCTAGATACTACATCTGCTGTTTCAATTAATTCCTCTATATCCTGCATAGAGCCATCAAATAATAATGCATTTAGCTGCTCATATTTTTCATTTGAATGAACGGATGAAAGAATATGCTTTGTAAATTTCTCTAATTCATGTCTTTCTTTATGACAATCAGTACATAATGTAATTAAAAAGAAATCTCTTGTCTCCCATGGTATTTTTGACTCGTACATCATGTGATGAACATGCAATTCTTTATCAGTTGAACCACACGAAGAACACGTAAATTTATCCCTATGTAAAACAAGAAGTCTCTTCTTCTGCCATCTAGGATCTTTCAATTTATCAAAATAAGTTTCACTCATAATTTTGTTATTAAAGTTATTGCGGATATAAGGCAAGTATTACGTCGCCTACACATTGTAAGCCGGTAGTATCATTCATAATTACAGAAATGATAGTATATGCATTATTACTTTTATTGTCCATCCATTACCACACATTCTATAAATCTGAGTATCTGAGCAAGCCCATATATACCAATCAGGTACAGTTTGTAGTCTTGCTACTTCGGTAGGTGTTAGCAGACGAATACGTTGACTATTTAATAGTGTTTTTGGGCTTTTCATTGCATTTCCAATTCCCAACGATGGTGCTTTTGTATCTTCGTAATATGCCCTATATTCTTGTGATTTATTTCCAGCTCCCGTATTATCCCATTGAACATAATTTTGTGTCATTTCAACTATCGCATGTGTTCCGCTACTCATATTTGCCAGTAATGCCGGACTTATCCCATTAGGATCATATACCCGGTTCTGTTGGTAGGGTTGTACTCCGCCACTTTCTTTGCTAGGGTTTAGTTGTATTACCAAATTATCCTTTTGTACAGTAGTAATCGTATTCGTCTTACCATCTTCGCGTGGCTCCAACTGGCTCACTTCTTTTCGCATGGCCGAAACTTCTCCGGATTCATACTGTTTGCGTATCTGCTTACCATATTCAGTACGTTTTGGTGTCAGACAAACCACTAAATTATCTTTCTGTACACTCGTCAAGCAGTTTGTTTTTCCGCTTAAATTTGGTTCTAATCGTTGAACTGCTTTAATGCCCGGATCATTATCTTTGCGTGTTCCGTTTTCGTCAAGTTTACGGCCAACCATCGATACAATTACAGCATTGTCCTGACAATCTTTATATGCTCTCTGAAGTATTGAGTTTGATTTTTCAGTATCCTTACTTATAAATTGAACACCAAAACCATTCCCATTTTCTTTGTTATTATTTTTATGATTTAGCATTCCTATCAATCCTTTATCACTCAAATAATACTTCTCCGCCACATCACGTTCCAATACATCTCGCAACAAAATACCTTCGTCTTTCGGTTGGGGTATGTCGGCATGTAGTTCACCAAACAATCCTACTTGCTTTGTCCGGATATTTGTCCAATAAATACGTTTACGGTTTTGAGCCGAAACTAAGGCAGAATTAATATGCACGCCATAAATTCCTATTGCTTCCGATAGTACGCGCTCCCATTTATTACCCATTTCTACGTTTTCAAGCAGAAACTTCACGTCCGGATTGTACTTTCGTATATCGGTCAGGATGCGCATATATTCCCAGAATAGATATGATTGCCCTTCAAACTCAAAACCCTGTTCTTTTAGTTCCAAGTATTTTTCAAGGGTGTAAATTTCTACATCGCATTTCGTAGCCATTCCCTTCCGTTTGCCTGCAAAACTGAACGACTGGCACGGACTACCACCCATCACAAAATCAATCCATTTCAACTTACTCACATCCACATCCACCACGCTGCCAAGTTGTATAGTATTCGGGAAGTTCAGTTGTGTTTGCGCTATCGCATGCTTATCAATCTCACTAGCGTAATACGTTGTAGGTGTCTTTCCAAGCTCAGTAAGTGCTATCTGTCCACCAGAATGCCCATCAAACAAGGCTAATACTACAAATTCGCCTTTTATTTGTATTGGATGTTTATTATTCACTACCATTTTAGTTATTAATAAGCATTGGCATAATAAGCAAAGTAACTCCTTCAATCCCTACCGGGCGAATAATGGCTGCCTTATTGGCATCGATCAGGTCAATTGTACAATCATCAGAAGTACATGACCCAAGTACGTCATTCAATCTTCCTGCATGGAAACCAATCTTCACCGGTTCACCAACTACTTCGGCAAATAGTGTTTCATTAGCGCTTACACTGAAATCAACATCCTCTGCATTAATTCGAATGATTCCTGAGTTGATATCCATCACGAGAAGTAATGAATTGCGATTGGCAAATACCGACACCCTGCGAATAACGGACTGAATTTCTTCAGATGATACTTTGATACTTGTATTATGTGTTTTTGGTAACACGTTTCTGTATGCAGGATAACGACCCTCTACAAGGCGGTACACCATCGTGTAGGTTTCGGTTTCTACAGAGATGTTTTTATTTGAAATACTAACGTGCATTTCTTCTTCTTTCGATTCTGAAAGTATATCAGTAATTAGCTTGGCAGCTTTGGCCGGAACAATGGAAGAAAATTCGGGATATTCTTCGACCGGATATTCACGCAATGAAAGCATATTACCATCGGTTGCAACAAACACCAGGTTATCAGATTTAGATTCAAAGCAGATACCACCCATTACCGGGCGAAGTTCGTCATTGGCCACAAATGACATTACAGAACGAAAACCTTCAATAAGTACTGATTTTTCAATACGCACCTCAGTACATTCGTCATCGATTTTCATTTCGGGGAAAGCAGCTGCGTCTTTTCCTTGAATAGC